TAGTCTTGCGGCTCTTCGTAGCTTAAATGCTCAGGAGTGTTCATAAGTACGTAGCAAAGAGTCGCTTTGCGTTTACCCGTTAAGTGCATATAGACTTGTAATTGGTGGAAGTAATCCGAGTTTGGTATCTCATCCTCAAACAGAGGGAAGGTAAAGCAGTCCCAGCTACTCTTAATGTCTACTATCGTATCCTCGAGTATTACGTCAGGTGTACCGCAGAAGTAATCGTCCTCAAAAAACTCTTCATTTTTTATAGCGAATAACCATCCAAGCTCTGCGGCTGCGTAGTCTATCGCTGAGTCTTCTACTTGGTTGCCTTTGTCAAGATACTTGCTTTTAATTTGCTTGCGTATGCCGTATATCTCAGACTTTAACCACTCCTCTAAATGACTTTTGGTAGTTTGACTTAGTACCTCGCCTTTTGAGCGAGGGTTAGTCATAAGTTTGCCAGCCGAGGAAGCTCGTTGTTTAAATTCCTTTAATTGCATCTTCGTATTTAGTTGCGTTTACGTTACTGATAGAATAATGCTCTCTTAATTTTGCAAGGTTTATGCCTTTAGCGAGTGCAGCTTTCCAAGTATTATCTCCTTCGTTAATCCAAGGCTTAGTACTTTTTACAGCTTGGCTTGCGGAGTTAGCGTCATCATCCTCCGCTTGTAAGCCTAAAAGACTTTGTAGGGTGTATCTTCTATAATACGTAACCGCAGAGCCTAACTTTTGCGGGTCATCCATATTAGGCAAGGCTATTGAACTTGTAACGCTCTCTCCTGAGTCAGTATCGATAATTTGCGAGGTCACTTCTCCGTTAATTATAGGTTGTAATAGCAGTAGACCATTTTTTTGTAAAAGTGGCTCTGTGTGTCTTAAAAGCCCGTTTATATCAAAGTACTTAGATTTAAAAAAAGGGTTTGTTTCGTCTTTGGAGATAGCTCCTATCTCTTTTTTGACTGCGGCAAGTTTGTTGTATATTGTCATTTTTGTTTATTTTTGCTGAGTTATTGTTAATGATTGTTTAGGGAGGTGGCTTTGGCTGCCTCTTTTTTTTGGTAGTAATCTGCTAAGGTTTTGCCGTTATTGTTGGCGTTACGTATAGCTACTTTTATTATCTCGGTTAGAGCTGGCTCGTTAAAGTTAGTAATCTTACGCTCTCCGCTTATAACGGTGTTAAGGGTATGTACACTAATTAAGTGTTTTTCAGATACTACCTGACGCTCAAAGCGAGTAGTGTTAGCTTTTATCGCTCTCGTTAGCTGCTTTCCTAAGTATGGTTCAAATTTCATATTATTATTTTATCTCTTAAAGTTGTGTAGTTTTTTATACGCTCGTCAAAAAAGAAGTTCATATCTTTATCCTCGTCGCTTGTACCCCAAGTACGTTTAGCTTCTCTTAGCTCTGCTATTGTTTCGTTAACCATAGCTGCTAAAATTATTTGTTCGTCCGTTGTTAGTGTTATTATCATAATGCAAATATAGTATTTATTTTTAATACAAAGTTAACTTCTAAGTTTATTTTTTTCTTTTAATTTTACGTCTATAAGTTCAAGAAGACAAGCAAAACCTATTACAAAATTTATAACTGCGTAAACCTTGCAGTCTACTAAAGCTACCGTAAAACCGAGAGGCATTAACATTGTGCCTACTTTTAATATTTCTTTTTTCATTTTACTAAATAATAACAATTAGAGGTTGCTAAAAAATTAAACCAGTCAGCATCTGTATTATGCTCAAGCTCCTCGAAAGTAGCTTTTGAAAATTGCGAGGTTCTAAATTTACTATCCTTTACTCTTATAGTAAAGGTGCGGTCTTTTTGGTTTGCTTTTACGTTCATAATTAAAATGCTGCTATTATAAATGACTCGTTATCTATTTTTATTACTTGTGTGTAGTCTGTTAAAACTTCTAAAGTAGGATAGTCGCTTTTATCATACTCGTTATGAAAGTCTTCTAAACTATCGTACTCTACAAACTCGCAGCATAACGCGATGACGTCTAACTCTATTTCTGTCCCGCAGTCTTCACTTAGCTGCTCTAAGTAATCAAATAAAGATTTTAAGCCTTGAGTAGAATATTGATTGCCTCTGCCAAATTCATTAAATTCTCTTTTAAAATCGTAGTAGTTAATTGTTTTTTTCATTTTGTTATTGTTATTATGAGGGCAAAAATAAAGTATTAAATTTTAATACAAAAGAAAAACTTTATTTATTTTTAATTTATTTTTATTGCTACCATATCCTCAGCTCCTTTGCTACTGGTAATCAATATACTCTTTATTACTTTGTATCCGTCATTCTCAAATATTATGTCCTCTATCATCTTAACCATAGCCACACAATTAGAAGCATCTAAGGGTCTGCTTTTAAAAGTGAAGTGGTATTCAGTATTATAACTCTGAGAAGCTGGCAGAACATCCTTAAACTGGCTTTTAACTATTAGAGTATAATTGTCTTTTATATTTTTACGCTTAGTCCAATGCATACCAGCGTACCACTTGTTAAGGCTTATTTTCGGTAAATCTTTTAAAATTATTTTCATTTAAGTACAAATTTATTTTTTTATTCGGATTGTATTATTATATTTGCTGCCGTGCAACATTATAAAAGACTTTTCATATTTAACAATATTGAGCCAAGCGGGGAGGTGTCACTTATGTTGCACGCATTAAATCGCCTCCCTAAGGCTCTATTAAAAAAAAATAAAGACGTGCAACAATGGCAAAAGAACTACCGTATTTTCAATTCGAACCAGCCGAGTATCTAACTAAAGATATATCGTTTTGCAGTTTATCTGCTCAGGGTTTATTCATTAACATTTGCAGCTACTACTGGCAGCGAGAATGTAAACTAACAAAAGAACAATTTTTAAAACGCTTAAATAATGAGCTTGAATTTAACGAGTTATTAAATGAGGGAGTTTTTAGTATTGACGAGGAAGGTTTTATTTCAATTAAATTTTTGGACTTTCAATATGCTAAAGCAACTAATAAAAGCGTAACTAATTCAGAGAATGGAAGCAAAGGAGGTAGACCAAAAAAAGAAAAAATAAACCCAACCGAAACCGAAATTAAACCGAATCAAAACCCAATTAAAAGCGAATCAAAAGGCATAAGAGAAGAGAAGATAAAAGAAGATAAGATAAAAGAAGAGAATATAATAGATAGCAGTAAACTGCTAAGTCTTTATAATTCTATTTTAGGTAAAACTGCAAGAGTAGTAAATACTAAAACTAAATCTCAGATAAAAGACAGACTAAAGGAAGGTTACACTAAAGAGGATATAGTAAACGCTATACGCAACGCAAGCAAAGACCCACACCACATAGAATTTAACTACAAGTATCTAACTTTAGAGTTTATTACAAGACCTGATAAGCTTGATAGATTTGTAAATATGGGAGACTTTAAAATCAAAACTCAAATACTATGATAAAATCAAGCAGCGAAATATTAGACCAGCTTATGAGCCTTTATAAAAACGGAGTACCTGAGGGAAGTGGAATAGGTTTAAAGTCTTTTGATAGTCAATTAACTTTTGTTAAAGGTGGATGTACTGACATAACGGGTTATCCTTTCTTTGGTAAATCTCTTTTTATGAAGGAGATTATGATGGGACTAACTTTAAACGAAGGTTGGAGACATTGCGTTTATATGCCTGACGATGGAAGCGATACCGAGGTAATATCTAATTTGATGCATAAACTAACCGGTAAGACTTTTTTAAAGAATTATCCTAACACTATTACCGAGAAAGAAATAAGCAAGTATAGTACCCAGCTTTGCGATAGCTTTAAGTTTATCTCCGCAGAGCATAACATAGAGCCTGAAGCCTTTTGGAACTATGCAAAAGAAAATAAATGTACCTCCGCAGTAATAGACTCTTGGAACTACTTAGCTCACAAAGGAGAGCCAACTAACGCAGACTATTTACGTAAGATACTTTCTTTAAGAAACAGATTTATGGATATAAATAAGATGCATTCTTTTATAATTATTCACCCTAAAAATCCTGACCCTAAGCAAGTAAAAGACGGGTCAGTAAAAAAGCCAAGTGTTTACGATTTAATGGGCGGTAGCGAATGGAATAACAACGGTAGAAATATAGTCGTAGTTCATAAGGATAGCAAAGAAGACCACCACCCGTATAAGATAACGGTAGATAAAGTTAAGCCTAAACATTACGGAAAGCTTGGAGAGTGTGTCTTGCATATCGACTGGGCTTCTCAAAGGTTTTATGAGTTTGACCATATACATAACACAAAGAAATACGCCTACGCTACTGAGGAGATAGTAGTAGACCCAATTAAAGATATATTCGCAGTAAGTAACGACCAACCTTTTTAAATTATGACAGACCAAGAAGCAAAAGAGATATTAAACAAACCAGCTATTTGTAAAGAGGCTGAGCGTTCGGTGCGAGATATGAAATTAAAGCTCGCTAAATACTCAGGGGATAAGACCGAGCAGACTAAGCATTTGCAAAATTTAGATAATTTGATTAACTTAGCTTATAAGCAAGCAGTAGACATAGACGCTTACGAGGAGTTGTTAGCTACTTACCTTTTTAAAATGGGAGAGCAACAAGCCAAAATAAGAGAGTTATGCGAGCTAAACGCAATGAGTAACAAAATAGTAGAGCTATAATTATAAACTAATTGTTAACAATATGAATCACTTTTATACTTCAGACGAAGAGCGAATAGCTAAGAGTA